AACTCCATTTTGACATACAAGTAAGCTATGCCCTGAAGCCTGTGCGTAGGGTTCCAGAGTGGGCTTTCATTGGCGAGGTCTGCGTCTGCAACTTGTGTATCAGAACCGTGGTGTGCAGTGACGTAAACCTTGCCAGCGTATTCTTCCGGCGCAGTTACATCTGAAAGCGTTTCACCCAATGCTGTTGAGAAAGTCAACTGCTTGTCGTTTAGATAAACCTCCTCAACACTTTCAATTTCATGTCCAGCCAAGGCGATAACAAGCTGGAGGTCTTTGTTGTCCCTTGTCGTCTCCTTAAATACGATTACACCACCGACCTTCTGGCGGCCATATACAATCGCGTGGTCGGCAGCGGGTGAGACGCCAGACAAGTCGTAACCAGAAGTGTTTTGTGCGCTTGGTACTTTTGGCCCCAATAAAGACGACGCCAGACTTAGCCCAACTGTTTGCACAAAACCTCTGAAAAGTGCGTTTTGCGTGTAAAGCCCAACAACAGCACTTCCAATAGTAGTGCTTCCAAGCCACGCTATTGCCGCGCTAACTGGCTCTGCGTGTGCCGCAGTTGTTGTTGCCAATAATACTAAAATAATACTGCGAAGCATTAGTCCACCGCCCAGAAAATATCATCCTCGTTCACTGGTAAGGATACCACACCTTCGCGGGAAATAAACGCCACAGTTTCACCGATGCAGACACCTAGAGCAATCTCGGTCACCGACCCCGAACCCTCTGAACGGCCAACTATGCTGCCTCTCGGCGGGATCGAGACATCTAGGCGTGTCAAACGGGCGTCTATAGCCTCAACAATGTTCTCGAAACCCTGCTGCTTCAGCAACGCTTTGTACCACTTTTTGGCAGTGTGCGCGGTCTTGTATTGACCACGCCAATCAGGGGCGAACTGATGACCAGTCATAGCTTCATGCGCTGTGTTGGCGAATGTGAGACAGTCATTCGCTCCCCACTGAAAGCGCAAATCTCTTACATCCTCGATGTATGTGTTAAGCCGCTCAGACCAATCATTCTTCTTCATTATCTACCCCAAGCAAACTTTTTGTCTTGCATACTCTCCACAAACTCGAACCCATTATCTCCGGGGAAGCGAGCTTTCTGACTTGCGTCTGTGTATCTTTTGGTGCGAGGTCTTTGTAGGTCGATAAGACGATTTTCTACGGCAACAGTTATTTGTGAGTTGTCTGGGCCTTCATCGACATTCATCTGATCTATGTAACCAGAGAAAATCTGCGTTACCGTGTCAGTGTTATCAACATCCGATACCACAATCGCACTACCATTTTGTTGCAATACCAAATCTCCATCTTGCTGCAACATACGTACCGTTCCAGAAGCCAATAACCCAAAATGTATAAAGCATTTTCTCCCCTGATAAGGCTCGCTTAGTACAAGGCTTAACATTTCGCTTGGCAATGCACTGAGAGTAATCCTAGCACCTCGCGCAGATACTTCAGATGTTTCGTCAATGTTAGAGACTGTAATTAAATTACCCGATCCGGTGTAAGTTACCTCTTGATATATAAGTTCGCCAATACCAGACCAAAAGCGCAATGTTTCGGTGTCGAAGAATAGTTCGATAGCAAAAAACGGGTGAACCACACTATCTGATAATCTCGCACTCAAGTCACTTGGTATGTCTCTGCTCATGTGACCGCCTCCATCGCGGAGAAGGTAATACCAAAGTGGATAATTTCATTTATGCTCCATTGTGTCTCATTTGACGAAAGCCTGAAAACACCCTTGGTATTTGAGACGATGACGGTTGCTCCGTCGTCTGGCGCAGACCTGACAGATGGATAAAGATCAAGCGTGGCCTCGCCGCTTGCATTGCTGTCCACATCTTGCAACACCTTATGTAGCGTCGCGCCCAAACCTGACCCCAACTGGATATAATCACCGGCCTTTAGGTAGCCGGTCGCACTTGCTGGTAACCCATCGATGGAAAGTGACCCACCAGTTTGACTTCCACCGTTGACGACTGGTGTGCCGGGAGCAGACGACGCAGAGCCACGAGGCGTCGCGCCGGATGGGTCTCCGAGAAGGAACGTACCCTCAAAGCCCTTGAGTTGGACTAAGAATGAGACCCATTCTTCAGCCTCGTCCCTGCTCATCGATGGCAATGTGATGTCTGCTTCCCAAGCCTGACCACCATAGGAAACGACTTGCTGCTTGAAGGTAAACGGCGACTGAGAAATACCAACGGAGTTCTTCGTGCGTAGCACGATAGACCTGATGCCGGATACAGTCGGTAAACTTAGCGGATAGGTAATAGCCATTAGAATGCCCTGCTAAAGTTGCCGCCACGTTGCTTGGCATCCAGCACTGCTGCTTTCGACGCCTCTGCAATCTGCGGCATAAGAGTTGCGATTTCGGTGCGAACAGTCTGCGCGACACCCGTGCTGACATTGATTGTTTGGTTGACGACAACACCAGCACCGCCGCCCATTTTGTTGTTCGGCACAATCGTTCCCGATGAATTTGGTATAAACATTTCTGGCCCACGTTCCCCCACCATATATGTAGACCCCGATTGAACAGAGCCGCCGATGGCCTTACCAGTTCGACTGAAGAACCCAGCGAGACCCGTACCTGTTCCTTTGCCGCCCGTGCCAACTGTGCCGACCAACTGCTGGATAATAAGCACATCAATAAGCTGGCTAATAATCGATGCGGCCATATTCTTGAACGCATCCTTGATACTCTCCGTACCCTGAATGACAGATTTGAACGACTGGCCGAATGAGTTGGCAATTCCTTGTGATAGCCTATCGGTGTCCTTTTTGATTAGGCCAAATGCGTTGGGAACTTCTGTTTTCACTATATCCGCGTTCGCTTTTACCTTGAGGAACTGCTCGGCCATTAATTGAATGCTCCCAACAGTCTTGAGAGTTGCTAAATCCGCTCCATCCATTAGCGGGATTAACATGTCTGCTATTTCCGTCAGTATTGTCGCAGCCCTTAATGGTTCACCAAAGGCATCGATTGTAGACAGAGCCTCAAATTTACCCATAAGGGCTTCGGTTTGCTCTCTCTGTAACCCAAGAGACTCACCCAATTCAAAAGCATTGGTCTTAGCCAGTCTTAGTTGCCTCTGGAGAAGTTTGTATTGCTTAGAGCTTTTGTCGGTAACATTATTCACTTTCTCTTGCACCCTAGCAACTTGGCCAAACGCATCAAACTCGCCTCTTAGCGCGTTTATTGTTTGGTTCAGTTGCTCTTTCAGATTGAACTCTGCCAGAGCAATCTTGGACGCATGAAGGGCTTTAACTTCTTCAGTTACGTTGAAGTAATCTCTCCCTAGATCTTCTAGGGTTGTTCTCTCGCCCTTGACTAAATCGGTGTAAGTTTTGGTAGCGGTAGTCAGCTCGTCAATTTCTTCGGAGAAGTCTTTAACCATATCAGTTGACTTCAAATACGCATTGCCAAGGGCAGCGACAATGGCGATGGCCGCACCCAAAATAGCACCGCCAGCACCGAAGATACCAAAGAGCTGAGAACCCTGTTGCCCGAAGGCTTGTAGCATACTTGTGCCGCCGCCTACCTGAACGGCAAAGTCACCGACCTGATAGCCGGTTTGCTGTAAACCTGATTTGGCGAATGTAGATAAGCCGCGAGTATTCTTATCGACAACCTTACCATATTGATTGGAGACGCCCGTAGTGCGGCTAATCGATCTGCCGAGACTTTTCGCGCCATTCTCGGCTCGCTTCATCTCGCTAATGGCTTGCTGGGCTTTCGCCTGAATAATAATATTTACATCAGCCATCTCGATTATCCTCTAGGATTTTATAGTAAGCGACCCATTCATTATATTCACTTAGTTCTATTTGTTCAATCTCTCGTATCGTCTTGCCCAGCTTCTCGGCTAACGTGATGAGATTGAACCTGAACGGATCGCCTCTTAGTTTTTTTCCTGTTCCTCGACGGTCGCAGCATCGAACACGGACGAGAAGATACCAGTGATAAGCGTGATAGGCTCATTCAACAGAACCTTCTTATCCTCGATGGTAAATAGTTTCTCACCCTGTTCATCCTCTGCCTTGATGATGATTAATTCCACCATTGCAGCGATAGTCGGGTTGGATAGGAAATCTTTATGCTTGCGAGTTACCCGGTCAATATCCTGACCTGTAACTGCTCCATAATGGATGTATAGAGGAGCGTTGCCATCGCCCCACTCCTCTACACTTATGCTTTTACGTTCCCGCATTGATCTGTTCGCGGAAATACGTTCGCTTAAAATAGACATAGTGCCACCCCTTGTCTGTTAATGTTAAACGGTCGTTTCAGTCAGTGCGCCAGAACCTTGAACACTCAATGACATCTCAACCATTCCGTCGAATGACGCAGTGATTGAACGACCAGTCACAATGCCTGATCCTGTGTAGTAAGTGTCGCCAGCAGTATCGCCCTCTGGGTATACTGAAAACGTGATTGATGCGCCAGCGTCAACAGCATTTTGTGCTGTGTCTGTCTCATCGAAGTAGACTTCAAACGTCGCGCTGAAAGTGGTCAAGCCAGCTTTATAAGTCCGTGCGCTATCGCCCATTGTCGAATCTTCAATCGTCTCGCCAGTGCTTTCGATTGTATAAGAACGGATTTCGCCCAAAGTATCTGAGCCAATTTTTACCGTTCCTTCGCTACCTGTATGTGTTGCCATAATTATGCCTCATTGGTTTTGGTTGCTTCGGGTTTCGGTGATTTAGCCTTCACCTCGGCTTTTGGTTTGGCTTTCTCTGTAGACCAACCCTTTTTCACAAGGCTCTCGACTTTGTCTTCCCAGACTTCCATCGTGCTAGAACCTTTGTAAACTGTAATACGTTTCGCCATCATATCATCCTATACGGCTGTTTCAACATCGTTCTCTAAAGTAGCATATTTGACTGAGATTGTGAAACGCGCAACGCCGACCGTTTGGTCGCCTTCTCCGTCGTAATCAACCTCAAAGCTGGTGACCATAGTGTCCTTGGCATAACCGCCACGGGTCAGGTCTGTCGCCAGTGCTTCTTCTACTTCTACAGCAATCGTGTCCAGTGTGTCGTCCACGCCGGATGCACCCTTCACATAAGCCTCGACCATTACCTCTAGGTCTCTTATCTGTGTGCGTGGTGGTGTTAGTGTATTGTTATTGATGATTTCATTGCGCGTATAAACACAAAGGGCTGGCAACTTTGCGCTGGCCAGTGGAATTGTGCGCGTCTTGAATACGCTCGATCCTGTAGTGGAAAGCCCGGTGACGGTCGTAGCCACGTTGTCTCTGATACTCTTTCTGACGTGTGCCATTACACTTTCTCCAAGACCAGTGTCGTTACACCCGTGCCATCGCGCTGCACTACGTTAATCGTGTATGAGATTGCATTGATAACAATCGCATCACCCTCTACGGCAGAAGCCACATCTGAAGAAGCGCAAGTAAAGCGAGGCTGCTCAATGGCGAAAGTAACAGTGCCACCAGCATCAGCTTCATAAAACTCATTGTCAAAGATACCCTTTATACTGGTAGACGAACCGCCAGCCGGAGTATAGGTAGCAGTGACCGCGAAGTCGTCAGTCTCAAAGAAGATTGCCAGCTCTGTCGCGGTCTCTACAGCCATTACTCAGCCTCTGGGAAGTCAACGTCAGTGAATGCCCGGTTGGTTACCTTCTTAGCCTTCTTAGGGGCTGGTTTAGCTTTTGGTTGCGGAGCAGATGTTGCTTCTACGCGACCCATTGCGACAAGCGAACTGCTTTCATTCGTGTCGGTAAGTTCGATTACATCACCGGCTTGAACTCGTTTGCCGCCAGCTACTGTGTTCTTCAATACTAAGTAAAACATATTTCCACCTTATGTAAAAAAGGTCAGGAGAGAGGTGTTAGGGGTCACCTCTCTCCATCACTATTTAGTGCTTACGCACCGTCGTTGTTGTAAGCGAAGCTCACAGCATGACGAACAGCAACGTCAACAGTTTGCAGTGCAGTCACGTTGACTGTGCCGCTTGTGCTGTTGCTGTATGGGTCAACAACAATGTCGAGACCGCCGTACAGACCAATCAGAGCGTCAGCGAAGTTACCGAAGTACAGGTCGCCAGCAGTGACTTGGTTAGACACGATTGCATTGTAGCCGTTGATTTGACCATCTGGGCCAACTACGAACTGGCCTGAACCAGCATCTTTCAATGCTGTTTTCAGCGCACCATACATAGAGGCTGGCAGAATATAAGCCAAGTTGCCCAGCAGGGCGTTGTCT